GAAGTATTCCCTGGCGACGGGCGGATCAATCGAGACGACGCTGAACCTATCGGCGGCGTCGCCCCTGTTTTGCACCTGACCGATCTTGTGATCTATGGGAACAGGAAGATCGACGGTCAGAGTTTCATCGAGGATCAGCGGCGCCATCAGCCCTGAGAACCCGCCACTCGCGCCGAGGCCCGTAGTGCCGGTGAGGCCGGGATGCGAGGCCAGCTTGTTGTGGCCGTTCGACAGGCCGGGGGGAGGCATCAGTAATCCGCCCCGCCCGACTGCAGGAAGGTGGCCGTCGCCGTTCCCACGCCGCTGTTGAGCAGTACGCGCGCGAAGACCGGCTTGTAGGCATAGTTGCCCTGCAACACCGCGCCATTGATCATGGCGGCGGCGACCAGCGTGGCGTCGGGATGCGGCGCCCAAATCACGTTGGCCGGCAGAACCGGATTGGTCGGGCTGTTGGGGTCATCGAGGGTCTGCTGGACCGTGATGTTCGATGCCCCAGCCGAACTGATCTGGATCGAGACGCCGGGGTTGCCGGAATCGTCGAAGCGGACCCACGCCGAGGATGTGACCGCCGGGCTGGAATTGGTGCCGACGATCAGACTTCCCGCGCTCGGCGCCGAACTGGTGATCGAGGTGACGGTCTTGTAGTTTTTGGTGGTGACGACCGTGCTATTATTGCCGCCAACGAGAGCTTCGCTCTGGGCGGCGCCATTGGCGTCGGTGCCGGTGATCGTGAAAGTGCTGGCGGCGTTGCTGCCGGTCGAGGTGAAAGCAAGCTGGCGCGCCTGGTCAAGGACGACCGGATACGAGGTCAGGACCAGAGAACCGCCAGCAGCCGCCGGCGGCACTTGTGACGCGCAAACAGCCGTCGTGTTGGCGGCGGCGAGAGGCGCAGCAGTGACGACAATTGGCCGCATGGCGTCAGACCTTCTTCGACATCAGCTTCCGCCCAGGCGCGGGCGAACCCGCGTTGGCCGACGAGAACAGATGGCTCTCGCAGGCGCCGCCGCTCTTGCGAGCCGCGCGACCGCCATGCGAATGAGCAGACGCGCCAACCGGCCCGCCTACGCGCTTTTTGGTCTGCTTGCCGCCCTTCTCTTCAGCCTCTTCCTTGACGTCCTTGTTGCCGCCGCCGAAAGCGGGCTTTGCAGATTTTGCCATTGAAGCCTCCGATCAAGGTGTCGCCACCTGGACGTAATGGACGGACACCAGCGCCGCGCCCGCCGTGCCCGCGCCAACCGAGGCGACGCGGATATTGATCGGCCCGGTGACCGGCGCAGCCACGCCCAGTACGGTGTAGCCGCGCTGGGCGGCGATGTTCGCCGCCGTCTGCGTCATGATCGGGAACGGCGAGTTGATCTTCAGGTCGGTCGCGCCGACGTATTGCGCGCCGCCAACCACGTTGCCAATCGTCATGGACGCGGAGGTGGCCGAGTTCCATGCCGTGAACGTGGCGATTTCAAAGCCCATGATCACCGAACCAGGCGGGATATTGAGCACGTAGTCCTGAGTAAGGCCGGGGCCGGGGTTCAGGATGATGATGTCCTGATAGCACTCGATCTCGCCTTGAGTCCCCGCAGCAGGGTCGCCTACAATAACCGGCCCCGTGAAGTGTGTCGCACCCATGTGCTTTCTCCTTCTGAGCCAGTATTACGAGGTCGGGAAGTTGCCGTAGACGGCTCGCCAGTTGTAATAACCGAACGAATACCTCTCGTAACCTTTGACCAATAGATTATCGGTCACGAAGTCGACTTGCATGTCGGTTTCGAACTTAATTCTTTCCATGAAGGAAAGACCATCGATGTTTGTGAGAAGGAACCAAGCGAAGGGCGAGGTCAAGAAGTCATTGACCATGAAGTTTTCGGTCAACCCACCCGAAGTAGAGAGGATTGCGTTGACATCATTGTCTGCCGTGCCTGGGCGCAATTCTGTCTTGAGAAGACGAATTGCTACCGGTTCCAGTTGCGGCGGGATGATAAGCTTCCGCGCGCGAGCGAAAACCTTCAAGCCCGCCTGGTCCTTGAAATTGGTCCGGACGCCGATCATGGCGTTGAGCAGGGTCGATTCGCCCAGATCGACTTGCACCGCCGGCGTATTGCCGACGAGGCCGCTGTCAATCGGGTGATCGACCGCGCAGAGCGCCTTGCCGTCGCCGCCGATGGTCTGATTATAGACCTGGGCGGTGTTCAGGATGTTGGCGCCGTAGATTTCCTTGGTCTGCTGGAAAGATTCGATCAGGCCAAGATTGGAGGGATGGAACTGGGTCTTGTATAGATTGTCGTCGATGGCCTTGCGGGTCATCGCATATCCGAGGCCGATTTCGACGTGTTCCTGATTGTACACGTAGCGTTCGCCGGCGCCGTTGTCGAACTGGGTCTGCCCGCCTTCAGTCTTGAGGGCGGCGAGGCCCAGGTAGCGCATTTCAGCCGTGCGCTCCAGCGCCATCTTTGAATTGTGCTTCGTAAAGATCTTGTCGTACTGAGACGGGATCATCTCGTACTTGCCCTCGATCCCACGGAGGCCGGGGAGCAGAAGGTCTTTGATGGCGCTAAGATTGACGGCCATGACGGGTTACTCCTTTGTGATGGCCGGATCAGATGCCGGTGAGGCCACGGGTGGCGATGTTATTGAAGCGGACGATGGCCCAGTCATAGGGCTTGGTCGTCGCATCGGTCGGCACGAAGGTGCCGGGGGAGTAGGCGGGATTCTGGTGGATCCTGACGACGATGAACGGATCGAGCGCGGTGCCGAGCGTCGAGGTGTCGAGGAAAGCTCCGGAGAAGCCGTTGGCCGGATTGCCGGTGCCCATGTTGATGCCGATCAACGCATTGACGTCAGCCAGGCCGAGGCCGGTGGCGTCGGACTGCGCGATAAAGTGCGCATGCGGATCGTTGATGATCTGGGCGGTGACCACGTTGCCAGACGCGACATCGCTGCCGGGCCAGTAGCTTGACCAGACGGTGCGCTTCTGCGAAACGGAAAGATATTTGCAGCCGACGAAAATGCCCGCGATGCCGGAAGCCAGCACGGCCAGGGTCTGCGTGGCGGGGCCGACGCTGCCGTCAGCGAGCGGGACAACGGGATCGCCGTTGTAAATGGCGCCGGTGTTGTAGTTGACGTTGACTTCGACGTGCTCGTAAGTCGGGGCGCTGCCCAGACCCTGAACCTGACGGAACCCGAAAGGCGCATTAGTGTTGGCCATAGCTCACCCTCCTCTTTCAAGGAAGACCTGCTATGCCACACCGGGGGCTAGGGGAGGTCCGAAAAATACGGCTTCTCACAGCGGGGAGAAGCGGGTACTCGTTTTGTACATCCAAAAATACGGCGCCGTCAAGCGCCGTCAGCTATTCGGCACCGGCATGGCCTCATAAGACTTGCCAAGGCGGGTCAAGGGTTCACCCTTGTTGTCGCGGCCAAACTGGCCCGGAGGCGCCGCTGTAAGCTGATCTTCCTTGATGCGAACCTGCCGGCGAGCCTTCTCACGCTCGATCTGCCTGGCCTCCATCGTAATTTCGAGCGGGCGCTCCATAAGCTGCATCCCGCGCCGCATTACGGTCTTTTCCTTGGTGCCGCGAGGCATCAGTTCAGGGTGGCGATCAGCCGGCACCGGCTCCCAGCCGGTGCGGGCCAGCGTGACCTGATACGAAGACTGCTCTTCGTTGAGGATCGAAAACAGCTTCCACTCGTATGACCACCCTTCCGGAATGATCGCGGGGTTGATGTAAAATTCATCGGCGCCCTCGTCGAGAACGCCGCCAGTGAAGTGGCCGCGCAATTCGAGGGTGCGTCGGGCGGCTCGATCCATCGAAGATTCGACCGGCTGGCGAAGAGGCGGGCGCTCGACGAAAGAAGGCGCTTCAATGGCAGGCTCTTCACGAACAGGGCTAGTGAAACGCTGCGGAGGCGGACGATTGACCATTATCTTTTCCTCAGTGCATGCGCCCAGCTTTGCGCATTTCCTCTTTGGCCTTGGCGTATTCCTGTTCGGACATGCCAGAGATCTCGGCGTATTCGCGCTCCAGCGGCGTCAGCGTGGCGCTCCTGCCGCTCGATCCGCGACTGACGGGCGCCGCCGGCGGGGCCGATTCACGCTGCGGCGCCGGCCTGGCGGATTCGGACAGCGGTTCGTCGGCGCCGGTATCGAGGTCGCGGCCCGCCGGCCTGTCGTAGACGAGCGCCTCCACTGAGCGGAAATACTCGTCCGTATCGGGGTCGATGTCGTTGGAGATCGTGATGTTGTGGGCGGCGACCATCTTGGCGTAAAGCTTCTTGTCGCGGGCGCATTCCGGATGCGCGCGGACCCAGGCGGCGGATTTCGCCGTCAGTTGGCTCGCCAGTTCCTCGACGGGATCGACCACTGTCCTGATCGGCTGCGGCGCCACAGGCGCCGGCTGGGCCTCCATCGCGGCCTTGCCATTTTCAAGTTGGAGCAGGCGGGCCGAATTGTCGCCAAGCTGCGACTGAAATTCGGCGGCATCGTCAAAAGCGCCGTTGCGCAACGCTTCGGCGTAAGCGGCCTTGAGGGAGGCGGTGTTCTCCTTGACCCGCTCGATGGCGCTGGTCACCAGTTTAAGTTCGTTGTCAGCCACTTCGACCTGAGCGCCATGCGCGGCGTTCGCGTATTCGTTGGCCCGCTTCTCGGCCTCGACGCGCGCGGCGCGCTCGCGGTCGAGTTGCGCCCGCAGTTCGGCCAGCGGATCGCGCTCTTCCTTGCCGCCGTGCTCCCAGTCAGTGTTCGGGTCGAAGGCCGGAATATTGTTCGGATCTTTTGCCATGTCGATCACCAGATCAAATCGGGGCTGCTGATGCGCCCTTTGACAGCCGTGTCGGTCAGGATGCGGCACAGAACGCCATTGATGGTGATGTTCCAGCCGTCCGAGGGGCGAAACAGGATCCAGTCATGCAGTTCGATGTCAGGGAACTGCCATTCGCCGCCGCTGATGAAGGCCTGCGGGCCTTTCTTGACGACGAGGCCCAGTTTGGACTGAAAACGGTCCTCGCTAAGGGTCTGTTCAGCGAGAAGAATGCCTGATTTGGTCTTTCCGGGGCGCAAATAGACCGCGACCAGCAGTTGGTTGTGGAAAAGTTCGACCCCTGACAGATCGCCAAGCTCCTTCAGAGCTTTCTGGATCGGATCTTCCTCGTGCAACATCGAAGCAAAGGCCATGCGCGTCTCCTGTGACGCACAATTACTCGCACACTGTCAGTGTGCTGACAACCGAAAAGAACAAAGGGAGATTAGAGGCCGCGCTCGCGGTCGTTGGCCTTCTCTTCCGCCTCATCGACGGTGTCGATGGCGTTGTTGAGGCCGCGTATGACGCCGACAGCCTCGCGATAGGCTTCGAAGGTCGTCATGCTGGCGCCGTATGCGAGGTCGTTCTTGGCGGATTCGATCTGCTCGCGCAGGAGCTTCTTCAATTCTTCGGCAAAAACGCTCTTAAAAGTCTGCATCGAGGGTTGATCCTGCTTTGTTCCTAGTGTATGCCACAGCACAAGCGAAGCGCCTTGTGTGTAGTGAACAGGCATTTCGGCAGACACAAAGAGGCCGCTCACGCCGGATGTACGCGGAGCGGCCTCTACGTTGTCAGACGGGGGTCGGCTCCGTGCCAAAGTCGGGCTTCACCTCAAACACCCAGGCAAAGCCAGTCTTGCCGACGCCATCGCTGCCGTCGTTGCACTTTTTCGGCTGGGCCTGCGGATAGACCTCGACCGCGACCCAGTGGCCGCCGACAACGGGCGCTTCGCCCTTGGGCGTGGCGACCGGAAGGTCGTCCGAACCCTGCAGCCAGCCGACAGCCTTGACGTCGCCATCGACCACGATGGCGATCCTGCCAGGGCGATGCGGCGGCTCAGTCGGAAGCACCGCGCCTTCGGGCAGCGGGATGACTTGCACCACCGGCACACGCGGCACGGGGATCGGCTGGCCGGGAGCGGCTGGAAGGATCGGTCCCTGGCTGGGATAAACCGGCAGGCCAGGCAGACCTTGATCCGGATGACCGTAGCCGGGGAGGCCCTGATCGGGATGACCGTATCCAGGCAGACCCTGATCCGGGCGAGGGCGCCGGCCAGGCAAATCGTGATCCGGATGGCCGTAGCCGGGCAGACCTTGATCGGGACGCGGGGGCCTGCCAGGCAAATCGTGATCCGGATGACCGTAGCCGGGGAGGCCCTGATCGGGATGGCCGTAGCCGGGGAGGCCCTGATCCGGGTGACCGCCGCCGGGGCGCCCAAAGCCAGGATCGATAGGACCAGCCACGTCCACTTCACCGATTTCGGCCACTCCGCGAATTACAACTCGACGAAAAACCATCATTTATCTCCCTGTTTGATTATCTGCCTTGGCAGAAGCGGCGATAGCGGCGGCAATTGCCATAACCTTCTTCGCCGCGCTCCATTTTGTATTCGCATGCGATGCGAAGTTCTTCACATTGCCCGCCCCAGCCGCGCTCGCGTTGGGGGCTTACCGCAATGCCGCCCGGTCCGATCTCGATGGACTGAGAATGAGCCGGAATGACGAGGAAATACGCAGCCGCGAGGAATATTGTGGCGAGGAACGCCAGCATGATGGCGACGGCGTGATCGGTAACAAATTTTTCGAAGTTCATCCCATCCTCCCCTTGGGCGGAACCAGGCCATAGCTGCGGATTTTCTCCAGCCGGCCCTTGCCGCCACCGGCGGCATGCTCAATCGGATATGCTCGACCGCCGTGCTTGCGGCCCATCGGACCGCCCGGAGGCGGCATTGGCATCGGCGGGGGCGCGCCAGCGCCCGGAGGCGGGCCACCCATTGGCATGCCCGGCGGGGGCGCGGGAGGCGGCACCGGCACCGCCCCCGGCCCCGGAGGCGGACCGGCCAGCGGGGGAGGAGGTCCACCGCCGGCATCGGCTGGAGAGGCGCCGCCAGGTTGGCCAATGATGATGTTGATGTTCGTCCTGCCCTTGGTCTTGCCGCCGCTGGCGTGGTGTTCGCGCGGACCGAGCTTGATGTTGGGGTCATAGACGCCGCCGCCTTCGGCGCGCTTCTTGCCGCCGCGCTTGGCGCCGAGGCCCGGAGGCGGGCCTTCCTCTTCGTCGGGAGGCGGGCCTTCCGGCTCGTCTGGAGGCGGAAGGGCCGGCTCCTTCTTGTGCTTCTTGGACTTCTTGTGCTCGTGCATCAGAGCTTCAAGCAACGCCTCCTTGATATCGGGGCCTTGCTCCGCGCCGGCTGACGTCGCTTCGGGCGGGCCGGGAGGCGGGCCGGCGTCTGCGGGCGACGGAAGCGCCCCGCCGTCGGCCTTGTGATGCGCGACCAGCTTCTTGGCGCACTTCTCGTCTTCGGCCTTGTGCGGGTGACCGCCCTTCGCCATGCCAAACATATGGCCGCTGCCGCCAGCCTTGACGTCCAAGGCATTGGTCGGAACGCCGGCGGTCTTGGCCGCAGCCGCCATCGGCGCCTGGGCGTCCACCGCCGCCTGATTGTTGAGGGCGGTGCCGCCGCCAATCGGTCCGGACCCGCCGCCGCCGAACTTGCCGGCGCGGCCACCCTTGTTCATGCCGCCCTTGCGGTCGACGTGACCCTCGCGTTCGCTGTCGGCATCCTTCATGCTGCTATTGTAGATCGCCTTGCCAAACATCTTGGCTTCATCGACCCCGCCGCCGCTCTTGCGCGCGGCGCGCCCGCCGTGCTTGAAGCCGGCTGCGCCGAGGACAGCGCCGCCGCTCTTGTAGGCCCGCCTCGATAGCGGGCGCGTACCTTGGGCCTTGTCGGCATGGAGGAAGCCTTGACCGCCTTCCTCGCCGTTAAAATCGCTACAGTCCACGCGACCAGCAGAAGTCGCGGTGCCTAGCCTTTCAGCTTTTGCCCGCATGGCGGCGCGATAGGTTTTGGCTTGTTCGGACATCGGGAGAACTCCCTCTCGGTTTACGGCTTACCGGAGCCGTGGGGTTAAGGCCTGGGTAGCTTCAAGCCGCCAGAGCCGATCAGGCAACTGATCAGGTCAAACACGACATAAATGACAAAGATGACGATCACCGCCCAGACAATGATCTTGATGATCTGCAGGATGATGCCGACGGCGCCGCCGAGATCACCGACTTGGGCCAGCACCCAGGGCACGAAAAGCTGGAGGATGGCGATCAGCGCGCCGACAATGACGACCCAGATGAGCAGATTTTGAAGCCAGGCGAGTGAAAAGCACATCGGCGTCGTCCTTCTCGTGGAGCCACACTAACAGGTTACCGGGGCCGTGTCGCGGCCAATGCTTTGGCGATTACGCCGCCGCAGGCGTAGCCTGGCGGCAGGATCAGCCCCGATGGCCGGGGTGCTTGTGGCGCAGGCGCTCCGGGAGGTCCATCTCCTGTTCCGCCGACAATTCCGATGGGGGCTGGCCCGCGTGATCCAGGGCCAGGTATGACTCCCGCGTCACCGGCACTCCGAACCGGTGCATCAGGCGTTCCAGAGGTGTCGTGCCACTCCGGTGGCCGGATCCCCCCTGCGAAGTCGTGGATTTCTTTGCGGACATCGTCGATTCCTTTCCTTCCATGCCTGTAGTCGTTCCAGATGCTGTCGAGGTGCTTGTTGTTTTTAGCAGTTTTGAATGTGTCGGGGAATAGCCCGCGAATGGCTTCCCACGTAATCGATTGCATCTCGCGCGGCAAGATCCCGCGCTCCTTGGCGGCCTGGCGATAGGCGTCGGCATAAAGCGGGTAAGTGCCGTTGACGCCGGTGGCGTTGGATCCGCCGGCGCCGGGGACGCCCTTGCCGGCATAATTGTTGAAGTTGTGCGCCACCTCAAGCGAGTTGCCCGACAGCGCGCGCAGCAGGCCGGCGGCGACCGCGTGGGTGTCGATGGTGACGTCGCCGTGCGGGGAGTGCGGATCGAGGATATTGTTGTAGAAATTCCGGACCTTGTGGCGCTCGCCCATCAGGCGGTTCATGAAAGTCGGCTCGCCGTTGCTCTCGATGGACTGCACCGCCTTGGCGATTTCGCCCAGCGAACCCCAGCCGGCTTTTGACGGCGATCCGTCGGCGTTCCTGGCAAGTTCGCCAAAATGGCCTTCCGGCGTGGCGATCTTGTAGCTGGGGTCATTGTGGGTCTGGTCGTGCATCCGGATCCACAGCGCCTTCAGGGTCGCGCGCTCGTCGCCGGGCAGGTGCTTCATCTTGTCGATGTCGCCCAGCGACTTGCCCTTGATCGCCTGGAAGATCGGCTCGTTCTTCTCGGTCGCCAGCGCCTCCAGCCCGCGATAAGTCTTCTCCATTTCAGGCGAGAAGGTTTCGCCGTGGTAGGCGTTGGCGCCGCGCCCCTTCATGACGTCCATCACGCGCTCGGCCAGCGAGACGTTCTGGAACCAGTCCTTCTGCGGCGAAAGCGCGGCCAGCGCGCCGGCGGCGGCGGCTTCCGAAACGCCGTATTTTGAGGCCCACTCCTTGGCCAGCTTGTTGGCGCCGTCGTACCACTGCTTGGACCGCTGCCGGGTTTCGTCGGGCACCTGATCGTGAAGCCAGAGCAGGTTGTCCTTGACGTGACCGACGAAGTGATCGGCCAGGTCGTGGTTCGACATGCGCGTCGCTTCCTCCGATATGTTCGGATAGCTGCGCAGGATGTCGACGTTCTTGTCGAACAGCGCCGGCGTCGCCCGCAGCGCATTGAGATTGACGACGCGCGGGCCGGCGCCGAGGTCGAGCGGCTTGGCTCCGGTCGCCAGGCGAGTGTCGATGCGGGCCGGATGATCGCCCGGCATGATGATCTGGGGAATGTCCTTGGCGACGCCGCCGCGCGCAAAAGATGGTGTTCTGCGGTCTTGATACCTGTGCGGGACGTTCTCAGTGTCAATTTTATCCAAAACAGGATGCGATACGTCGCCCCTGCCAGCCGTATGGGTTTTTAGTAGAGCGCCCGTGTCCTTGTCTCTGCTCACCATAAAATTATTGAGCTTCTGCCAAGAACCCTCCATGTCAAAGCCGTGTTTTTTGTGCAGCTTCAAAGCTGCACCCATATGTGTTTCCTTTTCGGCAGGCCACGCAAACAAGCCGTGCTCTGGATGATGCGTCATCCTTAGCTCTTTATACGGCGACTTATCGACCATGCCGGATATCTGCGCATGCGACGGCTCATGAAAAATGCCAGATCCTACGCCGCCGCCTCTCGCCATCGGCGCCCCGCCGCCGACGACATGAGGCAGCTTGTCATAGAGAGCCTTGGCCGTCAGGAGCGCAGCGCGGATGGGCTTGTTCATTTGCTCTTACCCTTCGGCTTGGCGGCTGGCTTCGGACGGGGCTTGGCTTTGGCGACCGCAATCGCGGCGTCCTTTTTCACCTTTTCCAGCGTCTTTTCGTGCGCGTGGGTCTTTTCGGTGATCGCGTGTTCGTGTTCCTGCTCGCGGCCCATCAGCGCGTGATCGTGATGGATCTCGGCGGCGGTGCGGGCGTTCTCGGCGTGGCTGTCCATGACCTGTTTGGCCATATCGACGGCTTCCGCCCTCGCCTTGAGGCGCTGCTCGTCGTCGTGGTGGGCGTCCTTCATCGACATTTCGCCCAGTTTCAACTGAACTTCCTGCTGGCGCGTCTGGGCGTTCAGCAGATCGGCCTGGGCCTTGGCCCCCATGACGGACTGGTGAGTGTCGGCCTGCTGCGCATGCGCATTGGCCTTGATGCGCTCCGATTCGGCGCGGTGCTGATCGACCGGCGTGTCCATCTGGATCTGGCCGGTTTCGTCCATGCCCATCGTGGCCGCTTCGGCCAGCAGGTTCTTGGCGCGGGCCTGCGATTCCTGCATCTTGGCCTGGGCGGTGACCATCTGGGCCTGCGAAGTGAGGGTCTTCGCCGCCGTCTCGGCCTGCTGCTGGATCAGTTGCGGGGGAGGCGCGGCCTGGGCGCTCGGCGGCGCCATGAATTGCTGCGGATTGTTCCAGCCCAGCGCCTGTAGCGCCGCCATGTCGATGGCGATGGGGTCATAGAGCGAGGGGTTCTGCTGCTGCAACTGCTTGAGCGCCATGATCTTCATCACGCGCTGGCCGTGGCTCGCCGTGTTCGGATCGGCCTGCGGGGTCAGATCGGCCAGATCGAGGGCGGCGCGGAAGTTCTGCTCGTCCCATTGCGCCGCCGGCTTCTTGTTACGCTGCCAGAACGCCTTGGGGTTTTCCTTGAAGCAGCGCATCAGCAGCCGGAACTCCTGCGACTGAGCCGAGTGCATGCGCTTGTGGACGTTGTTGAGCACCTTCTGGGCCTGCTCAATCATCGCCAGGATGGTGCCGACGGGGATTTCGGCCTTGCCTTCGTTGGCCGGCAGTTCGGCGGTGCCGCCGCTGCGCTGGCCGGTCTGCACCATATTGTCGACCAGGGCCATCAGAGCTTGAGACGGCGGCTGGTAAGGAAGTGGCATAATCGCCTGATTGATGGGAAGACCGCCCGTTTTGACGAGGACGCCGCCGCCCGGCGGTACGCGGAAGATATTCGTGTTCTGTCTGGCTCCCGTATCAGCCATGAGAAAGCCGGGAAAGTTGTTAAACATTCCAGCGTCCAGAAGCTCACGCCAAGCAGCAGTAACAGCATTGGTAGTGTTCCCCAATATATGGAGCAGCCCAATGTCGTAGAATCCCAATCCTGGCACGTAAGTGTATTTGACGAAGGTTTCGCGAGCTTCAGGAAGCTCCTTCGTGTCCTCATCGTAGTTGCGGACGACAGAGAGGATTTTGCGGCTGGAGAGGTCGATGGTGACCCGGTACGGGATTTCGAGGCCGGTGACTTTGCCCTTGTACTTGTGCTCGTAGCCTTTGAGATCGAGTTCGCAATAGCACTCGTAGATCTCG